CCCGCCAGCCGTCAACGCCGGCAGCAGGAACGGATCTTTCGACGCAGGGTCACGCGGGTCATACGACACCGCTGGCTCCACCTGCGCCGGGGTGGCCACCTCCCGCACCGTATCGCCCAGTTTGGGCACCGACGGCTCGGGGGGTGCCTTCGGCGCTGCAGGCGCTGTCGGTGGCTCATAATTGGCCGGTGGCCGTACCAGATCAGCCCCCGGGAAACGCACCTTGTCGGCCGTCAGTGCCGGCAGCACGAACGGGTCTTTCGAGGCCGGGTCGCGTGGGTCATACGACACCACAGGCTCCACCGGCGCCGTGGCGGGCTCAGGCTCGACTTCCTTGGCCGGCATCATCGTTACGCGTAACGCTTCGCCCAATGCCGGCGGCGATTCCGGCTCGGCTTGGCCATCGGCCGGCTCATTACCAAACCAGCGCTTGCCCAGCCAGCCACCAAATGACTCGCCCCCCATACCGCCCAGGACGGCGCCGACTGCACCGCCCACGGCGGTACCGATCACCGGCACCACTGAGCCAATGGCCGCCCCGGCGGCAGCTCCGGCAAGGGTGCCCGCCAGGCTACCGGCGGCGCCGCCATAACCTTCAGCCTTTTCGTCCTTGGTCTCAGCGTTCAGCGCGACATCGATCGCAGCCGCACCGGCATCGATGATGTTGCCTCCTGGCAGATTCTTGGCCAGACGCGAGACACCCCGCACAGAGCGCGCCACCTTGCCCAGGTCATCGGTGGCGGTCAGGGCCGACAACGCTGCAGGCACCGGCCGGACCTTGCCCACGGCTGCCTTGGTCGGCTTTGGGGCCTCGACGGCAGGTGCAGGACGTACCGCAGTGCCCTGGCGCGCTGCGCGCCGACGCTCCCGGCGACGACTTCTGCGACTACCCCTAGCAGGCCCTGCAGGGCCGCTATTTGCAACGCTACTGCCAATCCCGCCGATGGCATCAGCGTTGACCACGAAAACGCGCTGGGTGTCGTTGGCGGCGGCGCCGGGGTCATCGGCTTGGCCAGGCGCTTTCGAGCCCGCCGAAAACACCTTGCCCAGCAGGCCCAGGCCGTTGTCGACCACCTTGTTACCGGTCTTTGGCAGGTCGATCGGCGCCCGCTCAGCACGCCCCACGCGCCCCGCCATGCCTTCCAGGCCACGGCCGCGTGCGATGTTGAACACCCCCCGGCCGATCCGCAGGGCGCTGCGCGCACTCATGAACGCAATCACTGCCGCCGTGATACCGCCAATACCCATTGCAATCGACGGGAACTGATCCGACAGCGAGGTGATGCCACGGGCGACCTTGGTCAGCCCCTGCGCCGCCAGATCGGTGGCCGGGCGGATGGCATCGCCAATGCTGCGCATGGAGTCGTCCACCGCCTGGCCCAGCTCGGCCCACTGCTGCGCCGACGTTTCACGACGCTCGGCCAGGTTCTTGTCGAGAATGCCCGAGGCCTTCTTGGAGTCGGCCTTAAGTTCCTCATACAAGCCCCGGTTCTGCGCGTAGGCGGTGAGCGCCGCCTTGACCTGCATGTCGGCGAAGATATCGCCGGTGCGCAGGGTCTTCTCCAGGGCTTCCAGCGCCGCCTTGGCCTTCTCCGGGTCGACCTCCTTGTCGATCTTGGCCTGGGCATCCTTGATTTGCTTGGCCTTGGCCGGATCAGTCTTCTCGACGTAGCGCATGGCCAAGGCCATGGACGCCTCAATGACGTTCATGCCCTTCTGTAGGCCGGTATTCAGTGACGCCTGATAATCAATGCCCACATCGCTGTAAGCCTTCTTGATATCGCCGGCGCCAATCTTCTCCATCCAGTTCTTGAAGTTGTTCGCCGCTTCGTCGGAACTGCCGGCGGTCTTCATCTGGACCTGCAGCATGGAGCCCAGCGAGGTCACCGCATCCAGCCCGGTGATGCCGTTTTTCTCCATGCCGGCCAGCAGCTGCGGGAACCACTTGGCCATGTCGCTGGCCTCGAAGCTGCCCGCCTGGCCTTGGTAGGCGATAGCCTCCAGCGCCTGCTGCATGACCTTCGGATCGCTGATTTTGGCGTTCTGCTCCAGCGCCTGGATCATCGACGCGGTGTCGACGCCCGAAGCACCTTGGCCTACAGCGAACTTCGCCGCGACCGGCGCATACGACAGCGCCTTGTCCAGCTCCATGCCGGCGCCGACCAGCTGGTTGACCAGGTCAGCCACGTCATTGCGTGACATGCCCGTGTCTTTGGCCGTGTCGATCACCGTCCGGCTAAGCTGCTGCTCCTCGGGCTTGTTGGCAATGTCGGCCTTGATCGCAATGTCACGGATGACCGCTTGATAGTTCGCGCTGATCATCGTCGGCACAGCGGCCATGCCCGTGGCCACCACCGCCTTGCCGATATTCGACTTGAGCGATTCCTTACCGGATTGCAGCTGCTGGTGGCCCTTCATCTGCAACTCGGCGGCCCGCGCCTCGCGGCCCAGGCGCTGATACTCGCGCCCAAGCCTGCCGACCTGGATACCCTGCTTGCGCAAGGCATCCAGGTTGGTGTCCAGTTTGCGCTGCAGCTTGTCGGCGCCGGCGGCGCCACTGTCGTGCGCGCGCTTCCACTCCTCGCGCAGCTTGATGGTTTCGCCAATGGTGCTTTTCAGCACCTTGGCCTTGTTGCCCTTGGCTTCCAGCTTCTGGATGCCGTTTTCGGCGGTCTTGAACGCGGCACCGAGTGACGACGCAACGGCGCCGCCGATCACCAGCGATAAAGCTACCTTGCTTGCCATCGGTTACCCCCTGTGAAAGCTCAATCGGTCAGCCACCAGACCATGTCGGCATACGACATGGCCATGATTTCAGCAGCCGAGAAATGCAGCTCGGCCGCGAGACGCTTGGCGGCGTGCTTGAGGGCCGCGGGATTACAGTTCGTCCTCTCGCACCAGAAAGTTGTATCCGGTGGCTACGCGGTTGTAGTCCTTGTAGGTGAGGCCTTCCAGGTCCTTGACGCCGACCTCGGCCAGGGACGCGAACAGGTTCAGCTCGCGCTGTTCCTCGTCGCCATCCGAGGTTTGCCCCGAGCTGCGGATATCTTTCACGGTCGGCGCGCGCAGGGTGATGGTGCCCTGATCAATACCGTTGAGAGTGGTGGGCTTGGACAGGCGAACGGTGACGTTCTCAGCGGTCAGGGTCAGGTACTTCGGGGTTGGCTTGCTCATGAAAGGGTGTCCTTGATTCGGAGAAGATTGCGAGGGGGAATGGGGTTACAGGCCGAGGTCGGCGCGCTGGCTGGCCAGCTGGTCGGTGCCGTTGATGACACGCTTCATGCCGACCGGGTCAATCTCGTAGATGACCTCGCCGCCGACCTCGAGCTTGTAATAGGTCACAGCAATGCCGTGCTTGAGTTCCGCCTTGTCGCCGGCCTTCCAGTCGCCCATATCCAGCTCTTTCAGGATGCCGCGCAGGGTGACAACGACCGCAAGGGTTTCGCCTTTCTGGATCTTGAACGAACCACGGAATACGCCGTTGAAGGCGTTGCCGTCAGCCAGGCCGAAGAACTTGAGCGAGTCCTTGCGCACGCCGGTGGTGGTGAAGTTGGCTTCCATCTTCTCCATACCTACGTCCATCTCAATCGGCATATCCATGCCGCCGGGGCGGTACTCTTCCATTTTGAGGGTCAGCTTGGGCAGGGTCAGGCTGGGCACATCGCCCTGAAAGCTTTTGCCATCCACGAACAGGTTGGTGTTGGCGAGAATTTGGGGAATGAATGCCATGTCAGGGCCTCCTTTAAGCGGCAGCGTTGAGCACTTCGGTCAACCACTGGTTGGTGACCTCGACGCGGAAGTTGGGGTTTTCGGCCGGCGGCACGTCGGTAAAACGAATGTTCCAGTACACCTTGCCCTGCTCCAGCTGGCTGGCCGTGTTGAGCACCGGGTCGGCGTAGACCTCGAAGTTGATGATCGCGCCCTGGTTCTTGAGGTCGCGCATGAACGCCTGCAGGCCCTCGGTCACGTCCTTGACGTAGGTCGCGGTGATCGAGCGGTCGACCGCCCACTTGTGGCCGTACAGGATCGCGTCCATGACGATATCCATGGTCCGCACGCGGGTGACAAAGGCCCACTTCGCATCACTCGACAGGGTGCGGTTGCCCCACAGGCGGTAGCCGTCATCGCGGATGATGGTCGCGATATTGGCGTTGTTCAGCAGGTTGGCCCGGCAGGTGTCGTCGCCGTCCAGGAACTCGACCGAGCGGGTGGTGCCGGTGATGCCGACGAACTCCTTGTTGGACGGCGAGGCCCAGAAGCCGTATTCCGTGTCAGTCCAGGCAAACAGGCCCGCCACCCAGGCCGAGCCGGGCTGATCGACGGTGCCGTTACTGGTGGTGTCCCATACCTGCACACCAGGGTCGACCATGAACAAGCGCTTGGAGCCGAAGCTTTTGGCGTAGGTCGTGGCGGCCTCATCGGTGGTACCGGGGCCGTCGATGATGGCTACTGCACGTAGCTTGCCTGCCAGTGCATCCATCGCGGTGGCCACCGCCTGGGTCGCGCTGTGCTTGGGCGCGACAATCAGGCGCGGCTGGGCGTTGAAACGGCTTTTGCCGTCGAGCAGCGCCTGCAGGCCGGTACGCTTGCCGCTGGCCAACACGCCGCCAATGATCGAGGAGGTTTGTGCGGCCGCGTCGACCGCTTTGGCCACGCCACAGCAGACGATCACCGCCTTGGCGCGGGTGTAGATGGCCCGGCAGGCCTTGGTGATGGCCGAGGTCTCGCCGAAAGCGGCGACCGCCTCGCGCTCGTTGGTGATCAGCACCAGGTCGTTGTACTTGGCCGTAGCGGTACCGCCCTCGGTGAAGGTGTCGACCAAGCCAATGACCGAGGACGACGGCAGGGCAATGCTGCGCGCGCCGGTGTCGACGTTCGTTACGGTAACGCCGTGAAAATATCCAGCCATGGGAAATGCTCCAGAAAGCACCGGGCCGCGACAGTGCGCGGCCTGGACACAAAAAAAGCCGCGTAGCGGCCTTGGGGTTTACGGTATTACTGGGAGGGATCAGGTGGCGTTGCCTACGCCCGCGATGCACGCCTGAATCTGCGCCACCGCCTGGTCGGTGGCGGCCTCGACGCTGTCGTGATCGTAGGCATCGGAAATGGTCTTCTTTGCCTTGAGGCGGATCGAGCGTACACCCGAAATGGCTACACGGAACGCCTGCGTGGCCGCGAGAATCTCGTCGGCAGCTTCTTTCGCATTCAGCCCGGCCGAGGTCATCGATGCCTCAACGGATACAGGCACGTCGCCCTCATAGCCGCCATCTGCAAAGGCCTTGGCTTCGTCTGCCGCAATACTGTACTCAACGAAACGGGAGTTATCGCCGAGCATCGCAGTGCGCGCCGCATCGGCCGCTTGATCCACTTGCTGCGCACCGACCGCCACCGCTACGGCCAGTGGCAAAGCCTGGAAGTCGAACCCGACATAGGAACGTCCGTCGAAGGTAACGCTCAAGTCTTTAGTTTTCATGGCTACGGTCCTTTAGAACGTGTTGAGGTTCGTGAGAATGTTGTTGTTGGAAGAGGCTTGCGAGCCCGCCGCCATGCCGAAGATGTAGCGGCCACCGAAGCCGGACGGGAACGTGGTGTTGTAGGCTTCCAGCAACATTGCCGAAGTCGGCGCGTAAGCCAGAACCGCATTCGCGCCTGGAACGTCCACCACTTCACTGTCCAGCAGCTTGATCTGGATCAGCGGGGCTTGCCCCGATTGGCTACCCCGGAAGAAGGTGTTCGGCCCCCCCGCCGGCGCCGAACTCAAACCAGTAACCGACGGAAAGACAATCGACATGTCTTTCAAAGCAGCAGAGGCCGCCGTCTGCAACGAAAAGGCTGCCAGCCGCGATTCGCTGGATCCGTTGTATTGGTAGATTTTTGGGGTGATCTTGCGCTTGGTCCCCGAGGTGGACGAAGCCAGCTGCAGCGCGACGCCTTCAACAGCGATATCGGCGGTCATGTCGTAGTCACTGATCAGCAGCACGGTGCAGATGCCACCATACGGCGTGCTTGCAATGGCCTTGTCGATGGTTTTGAAGGGGGTGGCCAGCTTGCCGTCGTTGGCGTCTGAACCGGCGACATAGTCCACGTAATACGTCTTCTTGTTGACCGGCACGGCTAGCAACGCCGCCGCCAGCGCTGCATTGATGGCGGCGTTTTTTCCGTTGAACGTAGCGATAAGATCGCTCGCCGCCTTCGTCAGATCGGCGATACCAGATTCAAGACTCATTATTTAAGGCTCCCAGAGGTGGTAACAACCAAGTTCTGCAACTTGATTACTGCTGCTGCATTTGCAGCGATTGCGATTAATGATTCGGTGCGCTGCGACTCCTGTTCCAACTCGCATTGCTTCATGCGAGTCAGCAGGTCAGCGATTTGAAGCCCGGCCACTTGCAGCCGCTTTTCCTGACTTTCGTTCGCCTCTTTCTGCTGAAGCCCCCGCAGCATCTCGGTGATCATCACCGTGGCCTGCGAGGCAAGCGGTTCGGCCAGCGTCAGATTGAGCCCAGCTGGGGTGCTGTTGATCGTGACACTGTCAGCGGGCAATGCCTCAAGGGACAGGTCATAGGCCAGCAACAGCTCGGTGTTGGCCGATTTGTAGGTCAGCGCCTCGGTTGCGTGCGACCACACCGCGAGCAGCGTACCGTCGCTCAGGAAAAACCCGACCTCCCGCACCCAGAACGCTGCCGAATCGTCAGCGACGGCCGTGAGGTGAATCAGCGTGCTGCTCAGCTTCTCGCCGCCAGAAATGGGGTACTTGACCACCTGGCTGCGCAGCGTCTTTTGGTCAGCGTTTGGCGTGTAGCCCGCAGAGCCGAGGCCGATGTGGGAAATCTCGGCCGACAGGCCGGTGCTGGTGGCGTTCCAGATCGCCGCCAGGCCGGCCTTGGTGATCTGGGGTTGCAAAGCGGTACTCATAGAACTGCCTCCATCGTGACGCGCACGACAGTACGGTGGCTGAGGCCGTTGGCCGCCAGCAGTACCGTGTTGTTGTGGATCGATACACCCTGCGCCCCGGCAGACCACCGAGAGACGCAGCGTGGTTGAGTAGCGTTGGCTAACAAAAAGCCCTGCTCAGACGGCGGCATGGGCACCGCCTGGGCATCACCTGAATGCCGCTGTACCTGCTGCAGCCGCGAAGCATTGACCAGGCCTAGGGCCTGCTCGGATGGCGGCATAGGGATTGGCTGCGCATCGGCCGAGCGACGCACCCACCCCTGCAGACGTGAAGCGTTGGCCGCCACCAGCCCGCCATCGAAGCGCGCACCGAGCCGGAAGGTGTAGTGGCTGCGCTCGTTCTTGGTCGCGTCGACCAGAGCACGCAGGCGCTCCTCCAGCTGCGGCGAGATGATCGAGCCTTCACCCGGCCGGTTATCGTTGGCCCAGGCTGTGACTTGGAACGTGTACGGTGCGGCGTTGGGGATCTCGCGCCACTCCTTGTAATCCGCATTGACCCGCACAGCCTTGAGCACGCGCCGGATTGCGCCGACCGTGCCCTTGGTCTTGTGAACCGGAATCGCCTCGCGGATCAGCGCGCGGCGCTGCTCGTCGGTGTAGGCCGCTTCCCAGCCGTCAACCTTCCACGCCCAAGCCAGCCAGGGCAGGAAGTTCGGCGGGCAACGTGCCGAGTCGGCCACGCCCCGGATAACGTCCGGGTCAAGGCCAAGATCGGCGGCGGCCTCCAGGGCACGCTCCAGCTGGGTGGCGTTGAGCGGTAACAGGCTCATGCCACCACCTTCGCCGTCAGCGTGACCGAGGTGCAGCTGGGGTAATGCCGCTTATCACACACCACCCCGGCCGCTGGCTGCTTCAAGGTCACGCTACGAATCCCCGTTACGTGTAACGCGGCGTAGATGGCCGACAGGGGCAACTGCCCCTGCAGGCGGCGTGCTTCTGCAATGGCTGCATCCAGGCCAGCCCGCGCCGTAGCCTTCACCACGTCCGGGTCTGGCCCTTCTTCAATCTGCAGCTCGGCCTCAACCTTGAACTCAGCCGGCAAACCGGCGGCAACGCGGGGCCGGTCGGTGATCGGCCGCACTTCCTCGGCCGACAAGGCCGCCTTGACCTTCGCAACCAGCTGGGCCACCGGCGTGGTGCTGGTGAGACTGGGCAGGATGGCCAGCGACACGTCGCCGGGCAGCGGGTTGGCCAGGCCAGCGTCGTAGTCACAGACCACGACAATGGCCCCGGGGGGAAGCTGGGCACGCACGGCGGGCGTCAATTCCGCACCGACAAACCGTGGCGAATCGACCGACACATTGGTCAGCTCGGCCGATGCGCTCAGCCCGTGATACTCATAGGCCCCGCTGCTGCCAGCCACCGACAACGCCTCAAGCGACAGCCGCGTACGGTAGCGCAACGCCTCGTCGCCCTCCATCACCGCCTCAACCGGCGGCACCGCATCCGGGTCAGCCGGGCGAATAGTCAGTTTCTCCACACCGTAGTCAGCGGCGCGGTTCACCAGGTCGTTACCCTTGGCAAAGGCCAGCAAGCTCGCCTTGGCCGCCGCGTTGACCCGTGCACGCGTGAGCATTTCCCGATAGGCCATGACTTCCATCAGCTTGACCACCGGGTCGGACTCCAACACCGCTGTCCACTGGTTGCCCATGAACGCCCGGAAGATGCCCAGCGTTTCCTGATACAGCTCCTCAAAATCCACGCTCTCGACCACGTCGGGCGGGGGTAGCAGGGAAAGGTCGATCATGCGGTTACCTCCATCACGGCACTGCTGCCCAGGTACTCGCCGGTCAGCGTCATGCCGATTTGCCCGTCAAGCACCGAGGTGACCACCACCCGCTCCAACTTCAAGCGAGGCTCCCAGCGACCCAGCGAGCGGGACACCTCGGCCTGTACCGCGCTTTTCCACCCCTCATTGACCGGCATGTCGACGTAACGCCGCAGCTTGCTGCCGTATTCCGGTCGCATGCGGCGGCTGCCGAGTGGCGTGGTCAGAATGTCCTCAATGGATTGGCGCAGGTGATCGAGGCCCGAGATAGCTTCGCCGGTGCGGCGATCCAGGCCGATCATGGTCAGCCGTCCAGGCGCTGCAGCTCAGGGTGATCGCTCAGGAACGTCACCGCTTCGGCGTCATCGGCCGGTACGCTGACATGCTTGGCCACCACCTTGAATTCGCGCAGGTCCTCGCCCTTGGCCAGGTACAGCGAGCGCGAGGTGTAGACGGTGTCGGCGAAGGTGATTTGTGCCCCTGCCTTGGCTGCAGTCGGACGAGCAACAACGGCCGCGTCGGTTGAATCCGAGACGGTCGCTTCATCAGTTGAAACGGATTTCTTGTCAGCCATAAGGCGTACTCCAAATAAGACAAAGCCCGCGACTGCGGGCTTTTGGATGATTTAGTTGGGGGGTTAGCGTCGACTGGAAAACTTCGAAGCAAGCGCGCTTTTAATCGCTCCGCTAAGAGCATGAGGGTCAGCATCGCCCGCGATATTGATGGTGATTGACACACCGTGGCCGGGCTTTGGTTTGGGTATGTAACGCTGGGGACATAGCGCCAAGGCCAAGCCTTGGGCGATTTCCTCAGGGTCGTTCTCTCCCGCTAGCAGGCGTTTCCAGAAGCTCAGCATGCGGAGGTGATCCGCAAAACCGGTAATGCCGTACCCCACCATTTTTTCAATCCGGTAACGATCAATCCCATTGATGGGTTCCTGCGGATTTTGCTCTGCCATTTCAACCTCAGTGCTTGTGGTTTGGCGTGTTGCCGGTTGTATCGATGATCGCGCCGCCGCCGTGGATATCGCCCGTTACGCTCAACGGGCCCTTGATCAGTACATTGCCCTCAAGGGTGATTGACGACGCCTTGACCGTGGCGGCCTGGGCCTCGGCCGCCATCGTCGTGGTCTTGGCGCTAATCGTGTCGTCGGTGATCACTGCCTTGCTGCCGCCGACCTCGATGGTGACCGTGCCGGTGGGCAATCTGATGGTGTATGTGTTGGCTTCCCAGTCGTAGACCAGCGAGCCGCCATCATCGAAACGCCACACCTCGACATGGTCGCGGTTGTCAGGCTGTGGGCCGGCATTGCCGTACAGCCCCGGCACAAATGTGCCTTGGGCAGGGTCACCGCTCGGGCTGATCAGCGCGCCCTGCTCGCCCAGGCTTGGCGACCGCCAATGGCGGGCCTTGCCGGCGGCGAGGGCATGCCACTTTACCCAGGCACTGACCCAGTCGGAACCGTCCGACATGCGCAGCTTGCCTGCCACTAGGTCTACAGCGACGACGTACCCCTTGATCACCTGGTCGGACAGCATTCGGTCATGCTGCGCGGTCGCGTAGCTCATTCCATAGCCTCCGGATGCTGGTAGTGCTGTTCCTTCCCCTCCCCGCTGTCCGGGTCGAAGGCGAACAGCGCCGGGCCGGGCTCTCGGGGCCAAGGCCACTCCTCCTCGCCTAAGTAGATGATCTGGGTCCACTCGACCACCCAGACCGCAAAGCCGTCCAGCTCTGGCCTGCTCCAATCGCGCTCGGCCCTTACAAACTCAGCGAACCGCACCGGCAAACCCCACGACTGCATGCGGAGCAGGACAGCCAACTGAGCAGCCACAAATGCAGCAATGTGCAAGCAGTTGTCTTCCTCCCCCGGTACAAGCACGCGCGCTTCAAAACGCGCATCGACCGCAGTCTGCCCCGTCCCGGGGTCCTCTTCGGCACTTTCGAATCCTGCCAGTTCAAGCACCACCGCAGGCGGTGGGACGACCTCGATGCCGCTTGGCATGGTCCCCACATACTGCAAGCCTGGAATGGCTTCCCTGATGTGCTGCTCCATGGCCGCGTACACCTGGCCTAGTGGAATGAAATCCTCATCCATTGCCTGACCTCCGAAGGTACTTCTGAAATTCAAAGTTCAGTTCTTGCTCCATGACGACTACCAGGCGCTCGTGCGCGCGATTGGTCCAAGCCTCGAAGTGAGGCCGGACGTCCTCCAGGGAGATCTTCGCCTTGGCCAACGGGAAGCGACTGCCGTTCTCCGAGATCCAACCAGAACGTCGTCCACCGCCCCCTGATACCTCGCTATCCGGGTAGCTGTCCGCGTCGAAGTGTTTGCTTGCAGTACGTATCCAGATATCCGGATTGCCGCCGTACACGGTCTTGAAGAACGCGCCCTGGTACTTGCGGCCCGCCACAGAAACGCCAGTCCGGCTCTGCCGGGGCCTACCCGCTCGACTGGCTTCGATGGGGTTGATGCCGAACCAGAGTTTGCCCTGACCGCTCCCGGACACCGGGAAGGCCCTTAGCCGCTGCCTCACCGCCGCGATAGCGATCCGCTCCTGGCGGCCTACCTCCCGGGCGACGTGCGTTCGAAGCCAGCGCAACGTCTTGTTGATCGCCCGTCGTTGCGCGGCATGCGCGAACTTGGGGAACAGCTTGGTGAAATCCTGAAAGCCTTTGAGGGCCTGCGGGTCCAGCTGCAGAGAGATCATCCCGCTGCTGGCAGACTGCTTGTGATAGCTACCAACACTCATACCGCCTTCCTCAAGATCAGCGTTACAAGGCCATCACCACCAGGCTCAATGCCTGCGATGGTGTAGGTCCCGCCGCCGTCCTCTGGCGGCAGATCGATCACAACGCGCTGCTTTACCTCGACACCCGCGTTATCGCCGACCCGGATGATCAAGTGCGGCTCACGCAGAGCAGTTCTGATCTGGCCGAGCTTGGGCTGCAGCCAGGGCGCCGAAAACATCCCGAGAACCGAGCGCCCATCAATCTGTGCCGGATCGCCCAGAACGTCGAACACCACTTCGTCCACGTCGTCGATCAGATCTCGGAAAGCCATGATCAGAAAATCAGGCGGATGACAGCACGGGGACGGGTGCAGATGTGCAGAGGGTTTGACTGCGCCTCACCATCGACACCTTTGCCGAAGCGCATTTCCTCGATCTTGCTGTAATACGGCAGCCCTTCAGTGTTGACCGTTTCGATGTAATCCGCCGGGGCGTAAATCGAGAGGAACAGGTCGGACACGCCCTCGGGTACCAGTCGCGCCTCGTCGTCGGGAACATAAGCCTTGCCACCTACCTTGCCGCGATACCGCTCCCAGCTGATTCCGCCAAACTCGAAGGACTCACGCCCATCGCCCCGCAGAGCGGCGGCCTGCTGGCTGCCCTTGTAGGTCTCGACGACAGACGGGTGAGCGATCAGCTTCTTCCAAAATGTCTTGCCACAGAAGGCACGTGACCCCGTGGTAGTGACGTTGCCCAGCGCCTCCTCTTGGAGGTCCAGCGCATCCACGCACTGCACCTGGATGTTGGCATTCGGATCGTTGAGGCCCATCGACTGCTTCTGCTGGGCAACGCCAAAGGTCTTGTAAATGTCCAGCAGCACCGTAGTGCCGTTGGAGTCGAGCACCTGGCCGTTGATCGCACCCATACGGTGATACTCATGGGTGGCATCCAGCTGGCTCCGTGCTTTGGCGAGCCGCTTGTTGACCACACCTTGCACCGCCTGCAACTCGGTTAGGCTACCGAAAGCCCGGATCCCCTGGATCTCGTCCGCCTTGATCGAGAACCGCTGGGGTAAGTGGATAGTGTTGAACGGGATCAAGCTACGCTTGCTGCCACCAACCACTAGGCCGGAGGTACCGCGCTCTCCCGCAGGCACAAGGGCAAGCGTATCGCCGTCTTTTTCGAGCTGCACGGTCAGCGTCGGGACGCCTTCCTCACGGAACAGCCCGAGGGCCGCCAGACGACCTGGCACGTACTCCTGCTGATTGATGGCGGCGGTCAGGGCAGCAACGCCGAAAGCGTCGTCTTGGAAAATGGCGATATCAGCCATGGGGGTACTCCAGAAAGTAAGAACCCCGCTCTGGGCGGGGTTGGTAGGAAGATGAGTGCGGGTCAGCGCACGATGATGAAATGCGTTGCCAGGGCCTTTTCAGCATCCAGGTCGAGGCCGGTTAGCAAGGCTTCCGTAACTTCCGCCAGACGCACTACGGCGCGGCCACGACGAATGGTTTCGGACTCGCCAAGGGACGCGAAGAGGATGCACACGGCGGTTTCGCTGCCATCTTCTGCAGTAGGGTTGTAGGGGACGAACTCACCGCTGGCGGCATGCAGACCAAGCACCTGGCCGGCAACCAGAGCCGAGCCGGCTGCAACGTTGATGGCTTCGCGGGAGATCTTGCCGGGGCCTTCGGAAAGCAGGAACTCACCTGGGTGAACCTGCTCATGTTGGATAGTGCTCAAGGTCGTGCTCCTTTGTTGGCGGCCTGCCGGCGGGCAGCCCAGATATTGGACGGGTTGGGTAGCTGCGCCTTGACCTTCTCCGGATTGTCATCGGCCGGTGGCAGGCTGTTATCGATCTCGATGCCCTTTCCGGTACCGACCACCTTCTCGAACAGCCGAGCACGCACCGCATCAGGCTCCAGGCCGGCCTTCACGAAGTCGGCGGTAAGCTCAGGCAAACGAGCTGCAACGCATAGACTGTGCACGTCGCTCGCACGCTTCAATGCGGACTGCACCTCTGTTTGGCTGGTCAGCTTGGTAGAAGCAATCAGCGGCTCAACCAGGTTGCTGATGCCCGCCTTGGCGCATGCCTGGGTGATCATCAACGCCAGTGCCGTGGCATCTGCTGGATTTGAAGCAGGCGGCTCGAACGGGACTGCGGGGTCATCTGCCGCTGGATCCGAACCGGGCTCCAGCTGATCCAGCAGCGCTTGTGGGGTGTTCTTATAGCGCGCCATTGTAGTGGCCTGGCCCAGGCAAGCCCGCACTTGGAGACCATTGCCAACCTCATCGGCCAAGCCCAGCTTGAGCGCCTCTTGGGCAGTGAGCCAAGTTTCATCGTTGACCATGCGCCGCAGCTCAGTTTCGTCGATGCCCGGCGCCTTCGCTTTGTACGCAGCGATGATTACTTCGAAGGCCGTGTCCAGGACGTCGGCCACACGCCGCAGCTCTTCGGCATCCCCACCTGCCCAGGTGTAGGGGTTATGGATCATCAGGATTGCATTCGACGCCATCACGACCCGGTGGGCGCCACATACCGCTACACTGCCTGCACTGGCGGCCAGGGCGTCGACACGCCCGGTACACCGTTCACCCAGGCGGTTCAGCGCGTTGTGAATGGCAAGGCCTTCGAACAGGTCGCCACCGTTGGTGTTGAACGCCACCACCACCGGTGATACACCGTCGTCAACCGCCTTGAGATCCTGAATGAATTGGTTGGCCGAGATACCCCAGCCACCAATCTCCCCATAGACGTAGACCTCGATGGGGGCTGGCTCACCCTCATCATCGCCTTCCGCCTTTACGGCGGCGGTGATCTTGTACCAGTGCTGGTCATCGACCGTCGGCACTGCCGGTGCCTTGTTGAAGATGCGGATCGGCATCGACTGTTTCATGTCTTCCCCTTCTCGCCTGGCTCATCAGGGTCATCCTCGATGGCCGGCAGGCTGCTGTATTTGAGGCCCAGGGCCTTGGCCCGGGCGATGTCGGCGGCGTTCTCTTCGTCGACCACCTCAGAGTCGGTACCGTTACGCAGGCAGACTTCGCTGCGCGACGCAAAGCCTGCGGCAATTTCCATGCTGCGCGACTGAACGTCCTGAACAGGGTGGATGTATGCCCACCCTTGCGGCACCCAGCGGGTACGTTGGTACTCGCGGCGGCGCTGCGAGTAGTCCGGCAGGTCAAGCGCACCGGCCAGCACAGCCATGTCTAACCAGGCTTTGCGCACTGGGCGACACAGCTGATGGACGTACACCTGGAACTGCAGCTGCTCCAAGCGCCGCCGGAACTCGTTTAGCACCACGCGGATCGCCCGGTCATTCACGCCCTGCATGTCGCCGGTCATAAGCTCATAGGGCAGCCCCGATCCTGCCGCTGCAGCCATCAGCTGCTGCCGCATGAAGTCGGGGTAATTGTTGCCTGCGTCCGGCGGGTCGGAGAACTCGACCTGCTCACCAGGGAGCAGCTCCTGCATCGTGCCGGGCTCAAGCCCGACCATCGGGGTGAAGCCATCCCGGTCGAGCTTGACCGGCGCACCAGTGAGCGGGTCCAACTGCGGAGGGCCATCCGGGGCAGGCTTGCGCACGAAACCTGCGAATAGGTTGGCCACTTCTTGCCGGAACAAGACTGCATCATCGAAGTTGTCCAGGCTGCGCAAGCGCTTCAGAACTGGCGCCAAGCGGGGAACACCGCGCAACTGACCAGGCTCTAGTGGCTCGAAGATATGCAGCATCTGCTCTGCAGGGATTCGTACCAATTGGTTGTAGCCAACGTTGAGCGAGGACTTGTCGCTGGGATGGTTGCGATAGCACCAGTACGCCACACGCCGGCCCATGCCGTTGAACTCGATTCCCGCTCTGATCACGTTGCCGTAGCGAGTCACCTCGAACTTGTCATGGGGGACGAATTCCGGTGCCAAGCACTGCAACTGCAACGGCACTGCATAATCATCTTCTAACCGTCGTGGCCGCAGCCGGATGAAGCATTCGCCCGACTGCTCAACGGTTCGCGCCACAAGGGCCTGCAGCCCGTAGAAGTCCGTGAGCTGATCGGCGTCGGCCTCATCTACCCAGTCCTCCCACAATTCCTGCATCGCCTTGCGCACCGCTTTGTCGAGCAATCGCGGATGCGGGGTGATGCCAGTCCCAATAAGGTTACTGACACGCTTGTCGATGACGTTTGCAGCATAGGGGTCATTGCGCACCGCACTGCGGGAGCGGGACCGCAAGTTTCGCAAGGCCGGCATGATCAGGCTGTTGGCACCGGTGTCCGGTGCATCCCAACCCGATGAGCGCCGCCCCTCAGCAGCGCCTTCGTAGCTGGCCTTGATCCGCTCGGGCACCAAAATGCCCGAGCGACCGAGGGTCAGGTAGCGGCCGCTCACAGCCCCTTGCCCCCATGGTAGACGCGGGTCACCCGGGAACGCGGCCCCGCCGCCGCCACCAGTTCGGCGCGGATCAGGTCACGGGCTTTGATCAGCTCATCGACCGTTCGGTATTCGACGGTGCGGTCTGAATAGCGAACGATCTTTTCGCCGCGTGCAATCGCCCGCTCGACAACGTCGAGGTGTGCTTTTGTATAGGCCATTTCAGCGTCTCTTCAGGTAGCCGCTGCTGGAGCTGCGGCGTTGCATGGGTTGTGGCGCAGCCCGAGGGGCCGACTGTGGTGGCGGCGGATCGCTGTGCCGGACCGGCGCCGGCGGAGGTGCAGATGGGGACGGGGTTTCGTCGCCCTGGTCATCGGCGTCCGGCTCGTTGGCCCGGGGCCGGGCTGGCTGCGGTTCGCCCTGATCGAAGAGGCTGGCCTGTGCAAGCGCCTGTCGCAGCTTGTCCCAGTCGTGCTCACCGTAGCGGTGCAGACCAAGGAAATAGGCCATGGCCAGGTTGTACACCATCAGGTCAAGCGCCTCATTGCGCTCGGCCTTGCTCTTGACCCATTCGAACCGCTCATGGCCCTTCACATAGCGGACGACCTTCCGTTCGGCCACACACTGCTGGAAGAACTCGTCCGGCAGGTCCTTGGCGAAGTGCAGCGCACCAGGTCCTTTCTCAAAGTTATAGCGGTTGTAGATCCAGTCTTTTGCCGTGTCGGTACCGACGATCCAAAGCTCGGCACCGTTGCGTTCGGTCTGGCCCTTCCAGGTAACGTCAACCTGTGATGGACGCTGGGCGATGATAGCCTTACCCGACTTGCTCGCCCCCTTGAGCGCGAATACGTTGCGCCATCGACGCACACGGGTGAACTGATAGACCTCGTGGGTATGGTGACCGCCGGAGTCAATACCAGCTGCCAGGATCGCGAGATTTACCCCGCAAGGATGCCGATACCGATGCTTCAAGCGATCATCCAGCAACGCCCAGGTGCGTTCGTCCGCTGGGTCGCCAGGAATCACTTGGTGATCGACCACCCAACGCTCCATCCCTGCACCCCAGGCCATAACCATCACCTCCAGGCGATTGGCCTGGACGTCAACGGAGGCCGTCAGCGCCAGTGCTCCTACAGGCAGGGTGCCCAGCACGTAGTCCTCTTGCAACGCGCGAGCCTGCAGCACCTCGGCCTTTGTCTGCTCAATTGCGCTATCCCAGACCTCAGCCAACCGAGTGTTGTAGAAAACCTGCATGGGGTGCAGATTTCCGCGATTCTGAGCAAGCTTGGCCTCTTCAAACTCCCGAGCCAGCGTGGCCCAGGATTGCCAACCTAACGGGGCATAAAGCGCGTTGAGGTGGAAGCTGACCGTCTCTCCATCCCCCTGGGCATGAGCGCGCCACTCTCCTTTGGTCAGCATCTCAGCCTTGTGGTGCTCCTCAATGAGCACATCGCACTCAGACCCAGCGCACTGGTAGTGAGTGGTGCTGAAATCAGCCGAGTACAACAGTCGCTCCCAGACCAGCACCTGCATGTGCCCACAATGCGGGCAAGGCACGTAGTAGTGCCGCTGATCCCCCATCATGTAGAGATCGTCAATTCGTGACATACCCTTGATGAGCGGGGAGCTGGAAAAGTAGAACTTCGCTTTACGCCCAAACGTACTGCCCCTCGCTTCGGCCAGCTTGATCGGGTCACCTTCCTGGTTGACGTCCACTTCCCATCGATCAACCTCATCGCCGTACACATACCGAGCCGAAAGTTCAGACAGGTTGGCCGCAGAGCCGGCCGTAGTGGCAAACAGTGCGCCACCATCGAACTCCTTGGTGTCCAAGGTGTTCCGGGAGTCCCTGGACCGGACCGCCGCCACCCGCGCTTTCAGTTCCGGTACTGAATCGATGGTCTTGCCGATTCGGGAAGACACCCGCTTCGCCAAGCCCCCGGTGGGCAGTAGCGTCAAGATATTAGCCGGAGCCATGTGGATCAGCGCTCCGATCCAGTTCAGCGCGATCTGCGTTTTCATAAGTTGCGAGGCAATTTTGGTCACCACACGCTTACACGGGTGAGCGGGTGACAGGCAGCGCATAGGTTCGCGGGCATACGGCGTACGCGCGGTGCGATACTTGCCAGGCTCTGCGGCACCGGTACCACGCGGGATTCGCATGTACTCATCTGCCCACTCGTCGACCCAAAGATCAGGGTCAGGCGTAAGCCCTCGGCAAAACGCTTCGCGGTACACCTCTGCACCGTCTGCGTATCCGGTGGGCATAGGCTCAGCTCTGGTTATTGAATTGTTTCAGGCCAATGGCCTGCTCGAGGTCGGCGCTGTTCATGTTGGCGACTTCGGTGAACACCCGACGAAAAGTGTCAGTGAGGTGCCTTTCGACTTCCCATAAGTCGCTCATCCCCACCACTTCGCCTGCTAGCTGTGGGGCCAGGCCGAATAATTGCTCACGAAGCATCCTTCCCGCAGCGAACGCGGCATCTTCGACTGCGGCCCGTTCAACCAGGCTTCCTCGAACCTTGTAGAACTCGGTCTCCGCCAGACCCGCAAGGTAGAACTCGCGATGAGCCTTCGACCGCTGGAAGTTAGGGCCTCCAGAAGGCGACGGTTCCGGTTGCTGCACCGCAGGTGGGTCGCCGCCAGGTTGGAGGTGACTACGCACATCCCGCTCGACTCGGTTTTCTTCATGCCGGGCCGCGACGGAGGCCTTGCTCGGATCGGCCGATTCGGCCAGCAGCGCCTCGGTGGCTTCTACGTCGACCTTGCCGTCCGAGCAAAGCACCAGGCGCTCTTGCTTGCCGAGTTTTGAAACGTAGGATTTCGACCATCCGTGGCGGGCGGCGAACTCAGTTTTGGTGAGATAAGTCATGTCGGAAAGTCCAGTTCACCCAATGAATTCAGGGGGTTAACCAGTTCACCGCAGTTCACTAAGCTGGTGAACTGTCCGCTAGCGAAGAACCGCGGGTTTCCTGCCCCGTACCCCGGCCATACCGCCAGGGTCCCCCGCCCCACCGGGGCTGCCGGTCGGATCACTGACCAGGTTCGCCGTTCCGGGGCGGCACTTCGCAGACGCCCAGGCGCTTGGCCACCCAACGCTTGTACAAGCCGATGGCAACATCCGCACCAGCTGTGGCCGTGAGGCAACCGATGGCGCTGGCCGACCACATCGACATGCCCGCCGAGTACAGCAGCATGATGGTCGACAGTCCGCATACGACGCAGGCACCGGAGCGCAGCAGCACCTGGCGGAAAATGAACCAGCCGCTAACGCCGGCCATGTCGGCCCGCCACATCTCGCCTGACACCCCGCCGACCAGGGACAGGAAGATCACCAACCAGATTGGCATCTCAACTAACGCTTGCTGCTCGCTGTTCATCGAATCCCCCAAATGCAAAAACCCCGGCGCCAGGGCCGGGGTTTTCAGTGTTTGGCGGGCCGCTTTGTGCGCCCGCACGTCTCGAAGATGGGTACTTTTTACAGGTCGATTCCGGTGGCAGCAAGCGAGTTTTAATGCCACCCGGCAATAAGTGGTAAACGTCCGGGGAATGTCTGTCGAATGTCGGAGGAATACACCTTCCCGGCTTAGCTTCACTTTGGTGCTGCCCCATAGGTCCCAAAAGGGGTGGTGACGGTGGGACCTGTGGAGCCCTTTAAAATCAAGGGCTGTCCCACTGTCTAACTGTTTTAAACCTTTCCCCGTGTAAAGAGAGAGATTAAAAGCACGCTGCGCGCAACGCGCGCGTGATGCGCTGCACACGCCTATGTGCGCGCCTTCGTGTGGATGGTGGGACGGTGGGACAGCCCGCGACCTGCGCGGGCTTGAGCTAGGCTGACCTGCATAAAACGCGGCAGGACAGCAGCGGGACGGCAGGACCGTGGATGGCGAATCATGCCGCTCGCCCCAAGAGCAAGCCTGCGATACAAACGTGCGCCTCATGTAAGCGCTTGTAGTAGGTATCCCGGCTACACCCACAGTGCCGGTACTTTTGGTACAGCTCGCTGTCGGCGTTACAGTAGTGCTCACGAACCACCAGGTAGAGCTCCGGTGCCAGATGCTTGTTCACAATGATCTCGATGTCCGCAGACTCGTCCAGTAGCACCTTGCTGCCTCGGGTGCCACGTACAAGGTCACCCTTACACTCGATCAACAGGCCGAGCATGCTACCAACACCGCCCGCCGAATGACAGGGCTCCGGCGCATGGAGCTCCTGAGCCCACAGTTTCAGCATCTCGTCGATGTGTTTGATCAAAAGCACTCCTCCTTCGGCTGCGTGGACTGCTCCAAGGCGCTGCGCCCCCAACCATCAGGCTTCTGATATGCCCAAGGCCGCTTACCGCTCTTCGGCAGCGCAGCCAGCCGGCGACGCCGCCAACCTAGGCGGTGCATGATCGATCCCACCCGCATCTGCTCAGGCTTGCCCCAGTGGCCAGGGTCCAGGTTCAGAGCCTGCCCCAATACGTCGCTTCCGGTGACCGTCTCGCCGGCCTGGGATTCCTCCAACCATTTCAGGATCGGTCCCTCCCATTCATCCACCACGAAGCGCTCTTCCTGCTCCGCAGTGAACAGTTCTTCCTCCTCCCGGGTCACCCACCAGATATCACCGGCCTGGTAGCAGAACATGGCCTCAGCCCACAGCTGGTCACGAACACGACGCAATGCCTCCAGGTCCACCTTGACGCAAGCGACCGGCCAATAGCGCCGGTTACCGGTGGCGTCCTTGAGGTATTCATCCTGGTTGGTGGTCCCCGCGAAAACACACTGGCGTGGCACGTCGCTCGTTCTTCGTCCATAGCTTTCGCGGTAGGTGTCGATGGATGCCGAGAAGAACTGCTTGGCCTTGGTGCTCTCTGCCTTGTTGAAGCTGTCCAATTCACCCAGCTCGACGATCCACTTGCCTCGGATGGCCTGGAACGCGTCCTTGTCCCCGAGGGTGAACGGTGTATCCATGAACCAGTCGCCGCCCAGGACGCCCAAGGCCGAGGACTTACCCGCGCCTTGCGCACCTTCGAGGATCAGCACCGCGTCCGCTTTACAGCCGGGCTTCATAACCCGTGCCACCGCCGATATCATCCAGCGCTTGCCCACCTTGGAGCTGTATTCATTCCGCGGAACACCGAAGATCTCATGCAGCCAGCGCTCCAGGCGCGGCACACGATCCCATTCGAGCTTGGCCAAGTAGGTGCATACCGGATGGAAGGCATTGTCGTGCGCGACGACACTGACCGCTTCGACCACATGAGAGGCCTTCACGCGCAGGCCCTGCTGAGCCAACCACTTCATCACGCGCATGTCGTCGATGTCGCTCCACTCCCCCGGCACACCGCCATAAGGCGCTGCACGAAGGCGCATGATCTTGGAGCTGAAGGCGTTGTAACCGATCACCCCGCTCCAGCGCTCATCATTGGCCAGGATCAGCTCGACGTTCTGCATATGGGCGATCAGGGCACCACTCTCGGTCCTGGCTAGCATGTCCTTCCAGCCACCGGTAGCCGGTGGTTTGATCACTGCCGTGACTTGCCGGCGAACGGCCTCAAGGCCTTCAGCGCAATGCAGGTCGTTGAAGTCTGTCCACTTAACCTCACGCTCAGCCGAGAAGATCGGGCCGACCACCTGGCCACCCACAACCACCGCAGCATTGTTGGCCTTCTCCTCACCAGGGTTCCAGGGTTCGCCCGTCGGCCGCTTGGTCTTCCAGTCGTCATCGCGGCAGATGATGATGGACCGACCAGGGAAGCGTTCACGCATATGCTTGGCGACCGCCATCAGGTTGCCCGCATCGAAGGCAATGGCCACCGCCTGGGAGGTCGCCATGTGCAGGCTAGCGCCGGTGGCGTAGCCCTCACACACCAGCACAGGCTCACCGGGCTCAGGATGGCCACCAATCATGTGGAAAGCACCATCCTTGGCCATGCCATGCGGCCAGTAGGACTTGTCCCGCCCGGTATCATCTTGGACAGCCGGGAAAATCACCTGCAGGCCGACAATGGCGTCCTGAGCATTCTGCATCGGAACCAGCACCGCGCCCGACTTCGGCGCATAACGGACGCCGAAACCGACCACCTGCTTTCGATCCAGGTAGGCGCTACGCCCCTTTTCGGGCATACGCTTGAACAGCGCTTCCGCACGCTTGGCCGCACGGCGTGCAGCGTTCGCGGCGATCTCGGCAGCACGCCGTGTGGCGTCAGCCTGCCGGGCGCGCATCACTTCACGCTCGTCCGGGGTCAGCCCTCGGCCGTCGGTCTTCACCTTCTGCGTTTCGCCCAGGCGCCAATCGCCAAAGCTTCCGAATATAAGGGTTTGCCCCTTCTCGGCCAGATGCTCATGCAGCACATACCAACCGTTCTTTTCCTTGCCCTTGTCATCCTTGGTGCGGCAGCGGGTCAGCTTGCCGAAGATCAAAGGCTGGTCAGGCTGAAGGCCGTAGTCATGCAACTGGTCAAGAACCTTATCCAGCATAGCGAGCCCCTTTCTTCTCGAAGTATCCCTGGCATTCGATGCAGCGCTGGCAACCTTGCACAGCTAACCGGCGCGGCTCAGGGATGGAGCCCCCACAACCAACGCAATCTTCCAGTGACTCACACTCGGGCGCAGGCAAGCGTGCCGACAGAACCAGGTCCAGGTGCCATTGGGTGCGATCATTCGCCAGATCTGCGATATCAGCCACGAAGATCCCCCCGAGTGGTCTGGTTGACGTACTCGGCACGGCGATACATGCCGAGCAGCCCCTGGATGCCTCGGAACACCTGATTTTGGATCTCAGCCAGCTCCTGATCGTCGACTTTTCCATCACCGATGCTACGGGCCCAGGTTTCGGCCAGATTGGCGACCTGCCGGAAGAACTCGGCAAGGCCCATCGTCAATGTTTCAGGAATGTCATGGGTATAGGCATCAGACAGCTCTTGCCAGATGGTGTCGCCAACAAGGGCGTGGATCGAGTCAAGAATGCGTGGGTCTTTGGTCAGCTCCAGGATCTCACTGAATTCTTGAACGTTGACAATATGAGTGGGATGGGTAGGAGACAGCTTGTGCTGGAGGGTAGTGGCATTACGGCCGGTGGTGGCGGCAATGGCGGCAGCACCGCCTGTGTAGTCCCGCACAGCGTGGTACAGCGCGAGTTCGAGCGGAAGCACTTCGCGCTTGGCGCGCTCAATGCAGCTCATTGCAATTCGGCTCATGGCGTTGGTCCTTGTCGGTAGCCAGTGCCTGCGGCGTGTTGTGGTGAAACCAGCACCGCATAGCGTTGTAGGTGTGCAATAGCCGGCCCATCAAGGGCAGAAACGGCTTCAGGCCGGGGCGGCGCTCCATCGACCAGCCCCGGCGAAACAACCACCTCCCGTGGTGAAGGAGGTGTCACCCAAGCTCCCTGCCTGGGCGTTACGATCAAGGTGAGTGGACCTATGTGGTGTGCCCGACTACCTATCACGCGAACCGGCAGCATCGTGGTGCTACTGCCGGGTTTGGAAGACGATCACTCGCCCTCCCTTCTGACACATGGCATTACGCCACTAAAGCTGCCAGTGCCAGCGACGAGCGGTGGTGTTACACTCGCCGCGTGGCTCGTAAAGAGCCCTTGCCAATGATGTCGCCCGACTATCACTGGCACCCCGCCGCCCTATCTGTGGTGGAGAAAGGCGGACCCCAGGCACTTGTGCCTGGACCCCCGGGTTCAAGGACAGTTGTTTCGTGGTGTGCACCACATCCTTGAACGCGGCCCGGTAGCACTGTGGTGGTGCTACTGGGGGAAACCAGGCGACCTTCGGGTCGTCTTTTTTCTTTGTATGCGGCCTATGCCGCTCGCGGCTCATCCAGTTCGGGCGGAAAAACATCATCCAGCCCACATTCCGCCCCCAAGTCGTTAAGAGCCGCGGTAATGGCGCGACACTCACTCAGCCCCGGCATACGAAGTCCAGACTCATAGTTACTCAATCGGGCTTGAGTCCACCCCAACCGAGCAACCAGGTCCCTTTGCTTGATGCCAGCGCTTTTTCTGATCTCAGCGATACGATTCATAACGAAGACTCCGGTTGACTCGCTGACGAAGATAACACGGACCGTGGATTAATCAACACGGTTAGTGCAAAAAAAACATTTCGGTACGTGATAAAAAACAGGGATGAAGACACTCGCACAACGCATCAAGCACTTCCGCAAGGCCAAGGGCCTAAGCCAGCAATCACTGGCTCACGCCTGCGGCTGGGAATCTCAATCTCGCATAGGCAACTATGAACGAGGCATCCGAGAGCCCAACCTCGCAGACATTGAAAAGATGGCGAGCGCGCTGAAAATAACCTTGGGAGAACTGCTGCCGGGCTCTACCCCGGCCGAAGCGCCGCCCAGCGTCAACATTACATTCGCAAGACGGGCCTTGGAGGGCGCGGTGCCGGTAGTAGGCTATGCACAACTAGGGACTGACGGATACTTTGAGGCCCTAGATTTTCCAACGGGGCATGGGGATGGGTACCTCAACATCCATAGCGATGACCCTGACGCCTATGGCTTGAAGGTAACCGGCGATAGCATGCACCCGAGGATTAAGAACGGGGAATACGTGCTGGTGGAGCCCAGCAAAAGCTACTACAGCGGCGACGAGGTGCTGGTCAGAACAATGCACGGCAGGACCATGATCAAGGAGTTCATATACCTGCGTGACGGCATGTATCGATTCGACAGCGTCAACGCTGACCACGCCCCGATCCATGTCGATGAGGACGAAATTGAACACATTCACCTGGTTGGCGGCATCCTAAAATCATCACGATTCATGCACAGCTCCAAAAAATAAAACAGTTCGTGTTGACACGATGCAGCACGTTGCGTGATATTTGCCTCACTCTTCCACCACAGAGTGAGGCAACACCATGCACACCACTGCATCACTACATGTCCATCCAGCAGCCGCATCCATCGACCTGACTTTCAAAGTCCGGCGACTGGCCAAGCAGCACGGCTGCGCATTCGTCACTACCAAACGCCCTACGTCATCCCCCGCTTCAAACTGCACGCCCCCACACGATGGAGGGCACGCGGCATGAGCTACGCACTGAGCCACAACGCTTTTGCTTGCCTCAAGGCGCAGACCAACCTGACCGGGCAATTTACCCACATCCTTCGCGACGAATCGAACGGCGCGCGCGCCAAGGCAACGCTGCAGACTGAGGTTTATCTCGACCAGGTCAACGTCGTAATCCGCATGGGCTCGACGGTGACCAGTCTGACGCTGCCAGCGAACAATCTCGCCAGTGCGCGAAAGGTTGCGGCGCACCTCGAAGCTATCGCCAACGGCAAGCTCGACACAGCGGACATGCCAAATGTCGAGCCTGAACTGGCTGATGTGGCTTAGGAGGCGAACGTGGAACGCACACTTGCACAGACCGCCAAGCACTTTGGTATCAGCCGTAACGAGCTGATCCGCCGCATGCGTGAGAACGAACTGCTGACTGAGCGCAACCTGCCCCGCTACCCCACTCGTGACCGCGAATACCTGCGGATCAAAGAGGGTACCTGGTTTCACCCCGAAGCCGGGATGCAGTACAGCGAGTCGACACGCGTGAAGCAGGCCGGGATCCCCTGGCTTGCCGAACGTCTCGACCTGCAACTTCCGACACCACCGGACGACAAGCGCTATGCGGCCTAGGCAGTACGCGGCCCAGATCCTCCAGTTCAAGACCCGCGAGGAGCGCAACGCTGCGCTCCAGGAGGTTCCTGAAGAATGGCGCGACCTGGTACGCAAGCACTGCGAGATCACTTGGCACCATCCGTCACACCACAAGCTCAGGGAGAGCCCGAAGCCTGATGAGCAATACCAACCAAATCGCGCTGCGCCTGCCGCACGCACCTGATGCAACCACCGTTGAATTGCTGTACCGAACCTTTGGCGATGTGCTCATCCCACTCGACAAGGTGCGCGTGCAGTACTTCCGCAATCTCAACGAAGACACCTTTGCCGAACAACTGAAGGTCGGTCGGATCTGCTTGCCCATCACGACACTGAACAACAGCCAGAAAGCCCTGAAGTTCGCCCACATCCGTCATGTAGCCGCCCTGATAGATAGCAGGGCTTACCTGGCGGATGAAAAGCAGTCTCGGCAGCCAGATCAAGAACAGCAGTAACACTCCAGCAAGGGCCGCCACCACCGGCCCGCACACCACAAGGAGTTAGACCCATGACCACCCAACAGGTCATCGCCCTCATCGTCATCGGCGCGTTCATAGTCGGGCTGTATGCCTACGCCTATTTCCTTGGCCGAAAAGCAGGTCGCGCCCACCACCAACGCGGCTTGTTTTTTGGTCTCCTGTCAGGCGATGCCAGACGCACCACCATCATGGGGATACCCCCACAGGGCTCGACCACGGAGGGAAGCGGGCACGCGACACAACAGGAATTCATCGAAGCAACTCCCGCTTCGCTCTGCGGAGTCCTTGATGTCGACGCGCAAAAAACAAAAAGTCTCTGCTGCGAAGCAGCAGGCATTATTCCCCCTTGCAGCAGCTCCACCGAGGCGCAGATACCCCACGACAAGCTGCGCGAGGCAGCGCCCGTTGATGGAACGCTAATCGCTAAAAATCGCCCGCACGCGCAGCCTGTCGAGGGGTATACGCACCTTTCCGCCGCCAATTGCATCCTCACAGCGATGGACTCGACACTGGCGGAGCACGCGGGCACTTATGCCACCTCTGAGCAGATGACGCTGGCGATTGAAGCCGCCCTGCAGCAAGCCGGGCTCCTGCTCCCAGCCGATGAGTTCTGGGAGGTCATGCGTGCCTGCCTGGACGAAACGCTGAGCAACCGCGAGGGGGAGCAGAGCAAGCACCGCCACTCCATCGCCAACCTCAAGCGCACAAGCGCCGAGCCCGAGGAGCGGATCATGCCGGTGACCAGGGCTGACTATGACTTGCTGATCAACACCGCCGAGTCCTTGAAGCTGGCTGAGAAGACCTGGGAAGCCCTTCGTGGCACTGAGCCAGGGCGCAAACGGGCAGCCCAACAACAGCAGGACATCCAGGCCCTCGCCATGCGCGTCCACTTCCAACTGCGCAGCCCCCCTGCCACCACTGCCCGCACGGAGGAGACAGCATGAGCCGCATTCAACGCATCATCTTCACCGAAGCTTCGCTGGAGCACGCGCTTTCCGCTGTACGCGCACTCCACGACATGAGCACAGAGCTTATAGCTGCCGATGTGTTCCGGCAAATGTCAGAACTTGCCACCTATCAACTGACCCCAGTGACGGTCTGGTGCGGCCACGGGGGGCTATACCAATCAAAGCTGGAGGCTATCGGCAACGGCGAGCAACGAATCGAAACTGCCATTCTGATCGACGAGCCGGATCTCGCAGGACTAACCGTCGATAGGGTCGAAGTTGCTCGGCTGGAGGAGGAAAACCTGCAGCACCGAAACCTTAAGATCGAGGCTGATGATCTGATCAAGTCCCTACGCGCCCAGCTGGCTGAGCGTGACGGGCTGCTACGCGATTGCTTCACCGCCATGCTGAAAGGTGGTTACTCGAAGCCCTTGCGCGAGCGCATCAAAACCGCGCTATCCGGAAGGGAAGAACGCGAGGTACACCATGACTGAGCGCATCAGGCCACCCATGGCCTCACACAGCCTCGACCTACCTGCCATCTGTGATATCTGCGGGAAAGGCCGTTCGACCCGGCGACACGCCACATGTAGCCGGATCCGCCAGCAGCTTGAAAGCAATAAGTGGGCTGCCTACATGGCCAACGTGGCCGCAAAACGAGCATTGAGTAAACGGACCATAGCCCGCCGGGGAGATATTGAATGAAGAATATAGTGCCCAATCCAAAACTGGCGGGTGCCAAACTATCAGCGACAGTAAGCACTGGCTTTACCGCCAAGAGTGAGTCAGGCGCCCCCGCCCGGATGGCGATCATTGACGAGCACGGCAACATTCTTGCAGCCGGAAAAGATGTCGCATGGGCAGCCTGGCGCGTATGTGTCGAGGTACAGGAAAATTTCTGGGAGGGACAAGGCCACCTGGTGGTGCACACTAGCCCGCCCGGCCTCCCAATAGACGACAAGAAGTCAGCGTAA